CAAGGGATCCAGATTCGAGGATTAACAAGTCCTTGAGGGCGTGGAACTGCGCTGATGGCGGTTATGTAAGCACGGCTGATGGCTGCGCCATCCAAGGCAAAACAAAGGGTAGATTCGTATGACCGAACAAACAGACAGCGTAAAAAATGTATTGGACGTCGTAGCAGTGTTTACCACACTTGGTACATTTTTGGACTTACTCACCCCCGTATTCGGTTTAATTGGTGCGGTAGTGGGTGTCATGCGCATTTACGAAATGGCTACAGGTAAAGAGTTTTCCACGTTATTCCGTAAAAAGAAAGACGACGATGCCAGCAACGAGTAAAAAACAAAAAGAATTCATGGATGCTGTGGCTCATAACCCCGCATTCGCGAAGAAAGTTGGAGTCCCCAAATCCGTGGGTAAAGACTTCAGCGAGGCCAGCAAAGGCATGAAGTTTGGTAAAGACCGATCAGTAGCAACCCGTGCTGATCGACAAAAAATTAACAACCCCAAAACCAATCAAGGTAAACAAGAACTTTTTAAAGAAGGTGGATCTATGGCAACGAAAATGAACCCCGGTTTTATGGCAATGATGGCTAAGAAAAAAGCTGGAGCCAAATCAGCGATGCCTTCTAAGATGGGCAAGCCTGTAATGAAAAAAGGCATGGACACTGCCAAAGATGGCATGAAGATGGCTAAAGGTGGTGGTGTCGAGGCTAAGGGTAAAACCAAGGGTAAGATGATCAAGATGAACATGGGCGGCAAAGCCTGCTAAGGAGTAAATCATGGCAAGAGCAAAAGATTTGGCAGCGTTGGCAGGACTCGCAGGTCTGGCTTACGCCTATAACAAAAACAAAGGCGATTCGAGCAAAGGCCCTTCTGCGACTGCGGCAGAAGACGAAGCCTTTAAAGTTCGCATGGATGCGCAAAAAAACGCCGTGTCTGGTAATAGTGTTACTGAGGAGGGGCCACGCCGTAAAATCACTGATTACATAAAAAAGGCTCCTTCAGACGCTGTGGGGCCAGTTTCATCTGCCCCTGTTACATCTTCTGCCCCTGTTACATCTTCTGCCCCCAAAGCTGCTTCTGCAAAACCCGCCGTTGCCGCAGATGAACCTGCTGGGTCTACGACTCCTGTGTCTAGCGCAAACCGCACTGACCAACTTGCCAATCTTTCACGCGCAGTAAAACGTGAAGAGACAACGAAGAAAGCTGCTCAAAAAGATTTTTCTAACTACGGTCGAAAATTTAAAAACCCAGAAACACAAAAACTTCATGACAAAGTAGAGGAACAAACTGGATCCCTTACACAAAGCGCACACAAGACGGACGCGTTGAAAGTAGCGTCCCGAGCAGCCGCAAAAGCCGACTCGCTTCGCCGCGCAGCCAAACAAAGCTCGTATAAATCTGGCGGCATGACATCGTCCGCTTCTAGCCGTGCTGATGGCATTGCCACTAAAGGTAAAACTCGTGGAAAGCTGTGCTGATGATGTCCTCTCGTGGTATGGGTGCAATGAACCCATCAAAGATGCCAAAGAAAAAGGTCATCCACCGCAAAGACAAGCCGCAGGATGTGGATATGTATGCTGAAGGCGGCAAAACAAAGTCCAAGGTAAATGAGGCGGGCAATTACACTAAGCCTGAGTTACGCAAACGTATCTTCAACAGCGTCAAAGCTGCGGCAATCGTAGGTACAGGTGCAGGGCAGTGGAGTGCGAGAAAAGCTCAAGTCATGGCTAAACGCTATAAGGCTGCGGGCGGAGGTTACAGAGATTGAAAGCGCCGCAACAGTCCCTTAAAAACTGGGGCGACCAAAAATGGAGAACCAAAAGTGGTAAAAAATCTTCTGACACAGGTGAAAGATACCTTCCTGAAGCTGCGATTAAAAGTCTCAGCCCTTCTGAATACGCTGCGACAACACGTGCAAAACGTGCTGGCAAAGCTAAAGGGAAACAATTCGTAAAGCAACCGCCTAAAGTGGCAAAGAAAACGGCAGGGTTTAGATAATGGTTCCTTTTATTCAAAAGCAAATTGAAATGTCTGAGCGCATGTTTGAACTCATGCACAGGGATCATAAGCAGCGCATGGAGCAAATTGTGATGTGGGCTGATATGAACGACAGCCTTATGCGTAAACTTGAAGAGCGGGACAAAGAAATTAGTCGGTTAACCGCGCTTTTAAGGGCGCATGAGACTGCGGGGAAAATTTAATGGCACAAACTTCCGGCGCAAGTGGCTTTAACCTTGACCTCACCGAGTTGGTCGAGGAAGCGTTTGAACGCGCCGGTAGTGAGCTTCGCACAGGTTATGACTTGCGCACAGCCAGACGTAGCCTGAACATCATGTTTGCTGATTGGGCAAACCGTGGTATCAACTTGTGGACGATTGAGACTGGCACGATTGACTTGGTGCAGGGTCAGAATACCTACCCTTTGCCAGATGACACCATTGATTTGCTGGAACACGTTATACGTACAGGCGCGAACGTAGCTGCAACTCAAGCTGACTTGAGCATTACGAGGATTAGCGTTTCTACCTACGCCACTATCCCCAACAAGATCACGCAGGCCAGACCTATTCAGATTTGGATTCAGCGGTACAACGGGCAGACTAGCCCTGTCGCTTCTACGCTAACCACAACAATCACAAGTACCTCAGACACAATTGTGTTGAGTGATGTTACGGGTTTACCCGCAGCTGGGTTTATAAAGATTGACAACGAGATCATCAACTACGGGTATATAACCCAAAATACAAACGCCGTAAGCGGGACGTTATTCAGTTGTTTCCGTGGTCAACAAAACACAATTGCAGCGGCGCATACGGCTGCGGCTACCGTTTATTGGCAGCAAGTCCCAGCGATCACCGTTTGGCCTACCCCAGACAATGCCCAGCAATATCAGTTGGTGTATTGGCGTCTGCGACGTACCCAAGACGCAGGCGGCGGTGTCAACATTATGGACGTGCCGTTCCGTTTCATCCCTTGTATGGTGGCTGGCCTGTCGTATTACATCGGTATAAAAATTCCTACCGGCATGGAACGCATCCCGATGTTGAAGGCGCAGTATGACGAGGCGTGGGAACTGGCAGCATACGAAGATCATGAGAAAGCCGCGTTGCGACTTGTCCCTCGCCAGACATACATTGGGAGGTAATTGTGAGTAATCGTTTTGCTGCTGGCAAAAAGGCGATTGCTGAGTGTGATCGGTGCGGGCAACGGTTTAAGCTGAAGGTTCTGAAGACTGAGATCATCAAGACAAAGCAATATAACTTGTTGGTTTGTCCGGCCTGTTGGGATCCAGACCATCCTCAGTTGCAGTTGGGGATGTATCCTGTAGACGACCCACAGGCTTTGAGGAATCCTCGCCCTGACCGCAGTTATGTGATTTCTGGCTTATTGGCAGATGGTGAGTTGGGCGGCGGTAGTCGAATCTTCCAATGGGGTTGGAATCCAGTTGGCGGATCACAGGCAAATGATGCAGGGCTAACACCAAATTACTTGGTTTTAGCTGTGGAACTTGGTACAGTAACGGTAACAACGACATAAGGAGTCGATCATGGACAAAAAAGATTTAAAGCAAGACAAAAAGATGATTGCTGGCGCAGTGCATAAGCATGAGAAAAAGCTGCACCCCGGCAAGCCTATGACTAAATTAGCCAAGGGCGGCAAGACCAATGAAATGATGTTGAGCATGGGTCGTGGCATGGCTAAAGTTGCAAATCAGCGAGGTAGATAATGGCTAAATTCAGCGACAAACGAATGGGCAAAGAAGTTGGCAATGCTATGGTGTATGCACAACCGCACACCATGAAAGGCAAAGCTGTGGGTATTGAACCCAACCCCGGCAAAATGCCAAACCACAGCAAAGCCGACACGGTCAATATGAGCGTTGGCAACGTCAGCAAAGCTGCTGGCGAAGAGAAGATTAAAACTGATGGCATCAAAATGCGCGGCACAGGTGCGGCTACCAAAGGCTTGATGTCTAGAGGCCCGATGGCATGAACTACACGTCGTTGTATAACACGATTCAGACATACACGGAGAATCAGTTCCCCGATGTATACCTAGCGAGTGGAGCTACTGTATCTGCAACTACGCAGATCAATATGTTCATCGCGCAGGCTGAACAACGTATATACAACATGATTCAGTTTCCTTCGATACGGAAGAATCAGTACACAGCCATTACTTCAAGCAATAAGTACGTGTCATTGCCTGATGACTTCTTGTCTGTGTACTCTTTGGCGTTGGTGACAGGCGTTACAAGTGCAAACTTGGATACAGGCACGTTTGAGTACTTGCTCAACAAAGATGTGAACTTCATCCGTCAGGCGTACCCAGCGCCAAACGATAAGGGTGTACCCAAATACTACGCCTTGTTTGGCCCAACAATTATCAACGGGGCAGTTTCAAATGAGTTGTCACTCATTCTTGGCCCAACACCCGATGCCGCCTACTACGTAGAGTTGCACTACTATTACTACCCCGAGTCAATCACTACCGTCGCTTCTGGGCAAACGTGGCTGGGTGACAACTTTGACTCTGTGTTGTTGTATGGCTCGTTGGTAGAAGCTTATACATATATGAAGGGTGAGCAAGACATCATCTCTTTGTATGACACCAAATTCAAAGAAGCACTTGCGTTGGCTAAACGTCTGGGTGATGGTATGGAGCGTCAAGACGCTTACAGGTCAGGTCAGTTTAGACAGGCGGTGACCTGATGGCTTTTACGGGCAATTTCTCTTGCAACACGTTGCGGGCGGGGCTGGCAAATGGGTCAATCAACTTGACCTCGGATACGTTCCGACTGGCTCTATACACCAACGATGCAACGCTGGATCAGACTACCACAGCCTACACCACAACCGGTGAGGCATCTGGCGGTAACTATGCGGCAGGTGGTCAGGTCGTAACAACTACGGTCACGTCTCAGACAACAGCGTCTGGTAGTGTTACTTACGTGACGTTTTCAGCGCCAGCATGGACTGGAGCAATTACCGCCCGTGGAGCTTTAATCTACAAGGCGGGCGCTAACGGCGCTGTTTGCGTGCTTGATTTTGGTAACGACAAAACTTCAACTTTAACTTTCACCGTGACGATGCCCGCTAACACCAGCACGTCAGCACTCATAAGGATTGTGTAATGGCAACCGTATTCACGACCAAAGGCGACATGGACGAATCTTTGCTTGTAAAGCAAGAGGGTACAGTCGATAATGACAACGAACTCACCACATGGGTTGAGTACTGGCTAGATGGTGAGCTTGTCCACCGTTCTGCCCATGTCACCCTGAAAAAAATGCCCAGTTTTGCTGGTGGCGAAGCAGCTTCATTTTAAGGAAATATCATGGCAAATACTCAATCAATGACCACCTCTTTCATGGGTGAGTTGTTAACAGCAACGCACAACTTTGGCACTGCGCCTATTCGCGCAGCTTCCACCGCTGACACCTTCAGGGCGGCTTTGTACTTGGCCTCCGCTACGATCAATGCCTCAACTACTGTGTATTCATCGACAGGTGAAGTGACCGGCGCAGGCTATTCTGCTGGGGGCATTGTTGTAACAAACGCAACGCCACCAACTGCAACCAACGCATCAGCAACTGCTGGTGTAGCCTTCTTTACGCCTTCTGCCAGCTTGACCTACACCTCAGTGACTTTGACCACAGCGTTCGATGCTGTGTTGATCTACAACGCATCACAAAGCAACAAGGCGGTGAGTGTCCACACATTTGGTTCGCAGACCATCACAGCAGGTACTTTCACTTTGACGATGCCTGCGAACACCACAACAACAGCACTGTTGCGTCTGGCTACAACCTAAGCGGAGGCGGCGCAGGCCGTAGACCATGTTTGGTATATCCGCATACGCCCAGTCACCTTATGCCGCTCTTGGCGAGAACGTAGTTGTTGTCGCCCTGTCGGGCGTTTCTGCGTCTGGGAATGTTGGATCGGTTGCTGCAAACCCACAAATTGCCCTGACTGGGGTCGTAGCCGCTGGTGATGTAGGCACTGTCGTTGTATCTGGTTTAACCGCAATAACAGGGGACGAGGCAACAGGTAGCGTTGGGTCAGTTGTACAAAGCATCTCCATTGAATTGACTGGGGTTCTATGCCACCCAGATATTGGCGATGTAGACGAAACCAACTTTCCATTGCTGGCTGGAGTTCATGCCAACGGTGAAGTTGGTACACCCGTAGCGGTTCTAACGATTGCCTTGTCTGGGGTAGCGGCTTCTGGGTCGGTTGGTACGGTCGCTATTGGCGAGAGAACAGTCCCGCTGACAGGGGTTCAGGCTTCCGGTCTTGCTGGGACAATGCTCTACAACGAGTCTGACGCAACATCTGGCGATGTGGCTACAGGCGAAGTTGGTACGGTAGCCCCTGTAATTTCGGTTGCCTTGACAAGTGTCACGGCTTCTGGAGCGGTCAGTGCTGTTGAGTATGCGCAGGTTGGGTTTTTGACCACGGACTCAGCGGCAGGTCTTGTTGGCACGGTTGGCCCTGTAGTTACTGTGGCGCTGTCAGGGGTTCAGGCTACCGGATCAGTTGGAAATGTAATTGCTATATATTGGAGATTGGTTGATGACAGCGAAACCTCAAACTGGCAAAATGTAAACAATTCCCAAACTGCTGGCTGGGCGCTGGTAAACAACGCGGAAACAGCCGACTGGACTTTGGTTGAGACGGATTAAGGATACACATGGCTTTTGTACTTGCAGACCGAGTAAAAGAGACTACCACTACGACTGGTACGGGAACAGTGACGCTTCTTGGCGCATCGGCTGGGTATCAGTCTTTTTCGGCTATTGGTAACGCAAACACCACCTACTACACCATTGCAGCCCAAACCGGCACGGAATGGGAAGTCGGCATCGGTACATACACCTCATCCGGCACAACGCTTGCCAGAACCACAGTTATTTCATCCAGCAACGCAGGCTCACTGGTCAACTTCAGCGCAGGTACAAAAGATGTGTTTGTCACCTACCCCGCAGAATTTACAGCTAACGCTGTTGGCGGTGGCATTGGCGCAGTGCTTCTTAATGCAACCACCGCTACTGTAAGTGGAACGGTTGCCACTGGGCAGAATGGCTTTACTGTTGGCCCGTTAACAATTGCAAGCGGCGTGACCATCACAATTGCGTCAGGACAAAGGCACGTAATCATATGAGTACGATCAAATCATCGACCACGTTAACCACTGCATACTCGGTAGAAGCAGATACAACAGGCGCACTTGTTATTCAGACAGGCGCTACGCCAACTACGGCGGTCACAGTAAGTTCCGCCCAAGTTGTTACATTGGCTAATGCCCTGCCAGTGGCTTCTGGTGGTACAGGGGCAACATCAAATGCAGCCGCCCCATTTGCCCTTAAAGGTGCAAACTCAGACATTACATCTTTAGGTGGCTTAACTACTGCTTTGAGTTTGGCTCAAGGGGGAACAGCGGCAACTTCAGCATCTGCGGCAAGAACA